ACCATCCCAGTAGACGCGCAGCTTGTGATTAATGGATACACTGAGAAAAGGCCATTTTAGGAGATAGGAAATGCCCCTTAAAATTAACTCAACAAATGGCTCAGTAACGCTTACGCCAGAGGATGGTGTAGGCAATGTTGATATTACTGTTCCGCGTTCGCCGATTGTAGGGCAAGATCATGCGGGGGAGTTAGTTGTTGATAGCTACAACGAGCGATACGAGGCTGTTACATCTACATCAAACGCAACTACTGTTGACTGCGAAAACGCAAACTCGTTTAGCCACACGCTGACTGAGAACACGACTTTCACGTTTAGCAACCCGCCAGCAAGCGGCACTGCATATACGTTTAGCATTGAGATCATTCAGGATGCGTCTGCGTCTGGTTACACGGTAACTTGGCCTGCGGCTGTTGATTGGCCCAGCGCAACTGCACCTACGCTAACTGCAACGGCATCTGCGAAAGATTTGTTTGTATTTATGACGCGCGATGGCGGCACAACTTGGTATGGCTTCACGGCTGGTCAGGCACTGGGGTAGGTTATGGCGACTAAGAAAAAGCTATTACAGGTTAGCGGGGGTGGTGAAGATTACTGGATTGCCCTTTTAGGTGGTTCTAGTTCGGATACTGGATACGAAATATCCGCCGATTCAGGAAATAATATTATTGTAGTGGGAGTCACAGGTTCAGCTGGCGCAGGAAGTAATGACCTACTAACAGCTAAATATGATGCGTCAGGAACATTACTCTGGAGTAAGGCTTACGGAAATACGGCCAGTGACAGTGCCTATAGAGTGGTGATAGATTCATCAGACAATATTATTTCTGCTGGAGCATACAATGATCTTTCAAGTACTGAAGGCATCGTTGTTAAATATAATTCTGCTGGCACACTTCAGTGGGCTAGGTCTTTAGGTAGATCAACTGGTGAAGTTTTTTATGGGGTAGCTGTAGACTCGTCTGATAATATTTATGCTACAGGATACACAAATCATGGAACAGCAGGCTATGAAGTTCTAGTCGCTAAGTATAACTCATCAGGAACTCTGCAATGGCAACGTAAAATGGGTGCCTCAAGTAACGATTATGGTAGGTCTGCGTCTGTAGATTCGTCGGGAAACATTATTATAAGCGGATACACGACTTCATTTGGGCAGGGAGGAACTGAAGCTCTTTTAGTTAAGTTAAATTCTGGTGGTACAATATTGTGGGTTAGATCATTAGGTAACACAAGTACTGATGCATTTTTTCATGCAACAGTAGACTCATCCGACAATATCATTGCAGTTGGTAGATCAATTCAAGACAGTTACTATGAAACTATAGTAGCAAAGTATAGTTCGTCAGGAAATTTGTTGTGGATTAAAGCTCTTAGTGACACAGGTACAGCAGCTGATTATGGCTACAATGTAGTTACAGATTCTTCCGATAATATCTGCATTGTTGCATTTACAAGGGCCTATGATAGTGGTTTTAATGAGCCTATAATAGCTAAATTTAATTCTTCAGGTACGCTTTTGATGCAAAAACGCTTGGGCGGCACTAATAACGATGCAGGGTATGGGATTGGCGTAGATTTAAACGACAATATTCTTGTAACTGGTTATACGCAATCAGATGGTGCGGGTAATAATGATATTTTTGTTGCAAAGCTGCCGCCAGATGGCTCTGGTGATGGAACTTATGGAAGTCTTACTTATCAAGACGCCACTCTAACAGTTTCAACGCCTGGCGTCACCTCATCTGCTCAAACTATTACCTCTAATACAGCAAGTAACACAAGTTCATCTTTAAGCGTTACAGAAACAACTTTAGCACTTACTGAAGAATTATTTGTAGTAACACCATAAGGATACACAACTATGGCATATGTTAAAATTACAAGCGGCAGTGTAGACACATACCCTTATTCAGTAGGGCAGCTACGCCGCGACAACCCAAACACATCTTTTCCAAAGCAAGTTCCAGATAGCATTCTGGAGGAATATGGTGTTTACACTGTTTCTGTGTCGGACGCGCCAGACATTGATGCACGCACCCAGACCGTCGCTCAAAACTCTGAACCGTCATTAGTTGATGGTGTCTGGACTTTAGGCTGGACAGTTTCAAGCAAAACCGCTGAAGAAATCCAAGAGTATGATGCAGCTATGGCGGCAAAGGCTAGATCAAAGCGCAACGAGCTTTTATCACAAACTGACTACTTTGCGCTGACTGACGTTACTATGGATGCCGCTATGACTAGCTACCGTCAGGCGTTGCGTGATATAACTACACATGCAAACTGGCCTTACTTGAATGACGAAGATTGGCCCACAAAGCCAGAATAGGGGCGCGATATGCCACTGAAGTTTAACACAGCAAACGGCGCAATCATTGTATCTGCGGAAGATGGCAGCGGTGACGCAGCGGTTACGTTTCCGCGATCTAACCCAGTTGGGGAGACACACACTGGCAACGTGAGCATTACTGGCGATTTAACAACGACAGGTGCGGTGGATATTACTGGTGATGCAGAGATAGATGGCACTTTTTATGCTAAGGTATATGAAGAAGCAGAAATAGCTTTAAGCCTTACGACGACGATTGACTGCTCAACGAGTAACTTTTTTAGGGGGTCTTTTAACGGTAACACAACTTATACATTTACAAATCCTCCAACAGAAGCTCTTAGAGCCTATAGCTTTACCCTACAGCTAAAGAACGCTGGCAGTGGATCAGCTACATTAACATGGCCCACTTCGGTTAAATGGGCTGGCGGCACTGCACCTGACGCCCCTGCGGCTGGCGAAACAGATTATTTTGTATTTACAACGCATAACAACGGCACGGATTGGTACGGCTTCCAAGCTGGGGATGCAATGTCATGAGCATGACAGCTCGCAGAATGCAGATGGCTGCATCTGCTGGGGGTGCTGCGGCGGGCGAGGACTTATATAATGCATTCTACTCTGTGGCAGAGTTTCAAAATAATGACGGTGCAAGCGACACGAGTTCAAATTACAGCGTTAGCGAAGTCCAGCAGAATTATAGCGGAACGGGAAGGTTGTACTTAATTCACAAGGCCACTGGCGCTACATCATTTTATAATGATGTTCCAATCGCGTGTATCCAAGTCTTAAACGCAAGCGGGACATCAATAAATCAGCAGTGGTGGTTCGGCGCATCCAATAATGGCCAAGGGTGGACTACAAACACTGCTGAATATAACTTTGGGGCGATTGGCTCTGGGGTAAGTATAACACCTTCTCAAGCTGCATCATATTATACTTACACAACAAATGTAGTAAATGGCGCTACGGCTGATCGTTTTACTCTTGCAACCTCTACTGGTTCAAGTGCTACGGGCGCAGTTGATGGAATTGCGCAACCTAGTTCCCCTATGACCCTTGGCGAGAAAACAGTGTCCCAAAGTTCAAATACATATTATATGTATAGAGAAACGAGTGGCGGGCAAGTTCCCTTTTGTTGCCTTTGCAGAAGCCCCTCGCGCACTTGGACAGGCGGCGAAATAATTAGAATAGCGTATATCATTGGCAACATTTCTACAGCGAACTACTACACGCCTGACGACACATTGTTTCTGGGAATACAGTAATGCTAGGTTTTAACGCACTCTCAAAAACACCTCTGGCAGATGATGGCCCTATAGTTACCCAGCAGCCAACGCCGGTTGATATTCGCGCGGGTGCGCCTGTTGTTGACGCTTTACCTCTCACGCAAAATCACGTTTTTGGCGCAGATAGCATTAGTGCGCAGCCAGTAGTTGACACGATAGCAACGCAAATTACATCTGTTTTCTCAGCAGATGACATTACAACAACACCAACTGTAGATGACCTCCCTCTCACACAAGACTACGTTCTTGCTGCTGACGAAATCACAACTGGCACACCTACGTTTGATGACGTTACCGCGTCAATCATATCAAACTTTAATGCAGACGAAATTACACTTGCCGCGCCTACAGTAGACACCGCAACTGTCGCGGTTATCTCTAACTTCTTCCCAGTTGCGCTAGAGCCGCAGCCTGTCGTTGATACGCTACCATTCTTCCAAGAATACGCGCTGACAATGGTGGAGATTACTGCGGGCGTACCAACATTGCCCGCAAGGTTTGTTTGGGACTATCAGGAGCCGCCCACCGATAGTTGGACAGATCAGGCCGATGATGATAGTGTATGGACAACGCAGGCTGACAGTAGCGACACTTGGACGGAAGCTACAGAGCCAACAGATATATGGACTGATGTTACTGACCCAACCGACACATGGTCAGAAGCTGCATAGGAGACTTAGATGGCTGATACAACGACAACAACGTATGGTCTAACCAAGCCAGAAGTGGGAGCTTCTGCCGATACTTGGGGTACGAAATTAAACACGAACCTAGACACCATTGATGATCTTCTTGATGGAACTACGCCTATTGCGCCAAACCTGACTGCGGGTTCTTGGGAGATTGGTGGCGTTGCGGTTACAGCAACTGCGGCTGAGTTGAATGAAGCGGGTGATTTTGCTGGGGCATTCACTTTGCCCACGACTGACGGAACAAACGGTCAAGTATTGCAGACAAATGGCTCTGGGGTGCTTACGTTTGCTGATAGTAGTGGGGGTATTAGTGGCACAGACACGACAACTCGTTTAATTATCGGGCAAAATACTGGCTCCCCATCAACGGGGAATCAGGTGATTTATGGGCCATCTGCTGGCGCATCTATAACAACGGCAACGGGCTGCACTCTAATTGGACGTTACGCGGGGACTTCTATTACAACAGGTGATCAATCAACCTTGGTTGGCGATGGCGCTGGTGACTCTATTACCACTGGACTTTATAACACAGCCCTTGGGGTTGGGGCTTTGGGTAATGTCACCACGCAACAGCAAAATACAGCCTTAGGTTATGCGGCTATGAATAGCTCAACGGCTACACAAAGCATTGGGATCGGCTACGCTGCACTAAACGCTAATTCTGGAACTCAGAACGTTGGCATCGGCTGGGCTGCGGCATCTAACAGCTCATCTGGTGGTTCTGATAATGTTGCAGTCGGTAGTGTAGCTGGGAATGGGGTTAGCGGCGATAACAATACTTGTATTGGATCATACTCAGGGGGAAATAGTTCCCCGTTTAATGTCGGATCAAATAGTAATCGCATAGTTCTGGGCGATAATTCTATTACTAACGCTTACGTTGCGGTCGCTTGGACTGTCACATCAGACGCACGCGACAAAACAGATGTAGCGCCCCTGCCATCTAGCCTAGACTTTGTTGATGCACTAAACCCTGTCACCTTTAAATGGGACAAGCGTTCAAAGTATTGGGTCAAGGATGAAGATGACAACGTCATTGAGACACCTACGCCAGACGGAACGCATAAAGAGGATCGCCCATTCGCTGGTTTCCTTGCGCAAGAGGTGCAGCAAGTCATTGATGACCTTGGCTACGTTGACGATGTAATCGTAGATAACGAGCAGCCAGATTTGGTAAAAATTAAAGAAACCGCGTTAATCCCTGTACTGGTCAAAGCGGTGCAAGAATTAAGCGCGAAGGTTAAGGTGCTTGAAGCTGCGGCGGGGTAACATAAATGCCACTCATACCTCTAAAGATACCAGCGGGGTTCTACAGAACAGGCACTGACCTTGATGCCGCAGGACGCTGGCGCGATGGATCGCTTGTGCGCTGGCGTAATAATTCGCTCAGACCGATTGGCGGCTGGACTGAAAACACGCTATTCGGCACAGATGGCGACTTAGGGATGACCAACGCACCGCGCGGCATGCACACTTGGCAGGCCATTGATGGAACGCGCTATATCGCGGCTGGGTCAAACAATCAGCTTTATGCGGCACTTGCGTCAAACACAACGTATGACATTACCCCGTCTGGGCTGACAGCGGGGCAAGTTGATGCTGTGTTTGAGGATGGCTATGGTTACGGCGCATATGGGCGCGAGACATACGGCACTGCGCGTACCACTGGGACACTCATTGAGGCTACAACGTGGAGCTTGGACAACTGGGGCGAATACCTCGTTGCCTGTTCATCTGCTGACGGCAAGTTGTACGAGTGGCAGCTAAATGGCGCAGTCGCAGCCGCGCAAATCTCAAACGCGCCAGTTGATAACCTTGGCCTAATCGTTACAGAGGAGCGCTTCCTGTTTGCACTTGGCGCGGGCGGCAACCCTCGCAAGGTGCAGTGGAGTGACCGCGAGGACAACACAACATGGACACCAGCATCCACAAACGAGGCTGGCGACATTGAGTTGCAATCGGCGGGCGAAATCCAAACAGCGATCCGAACACGCGGTCAAACGCTAATCCTAACCACAACATCAGCGCATACGGCGCGATACATCGGCCCACCCTACGTTTACTCTGTGGAGCGTGTCGGAACGTCATGCGGTGTTATTTCGCGCCAAGCTGTGGCAGACGTTGATGCAGGCACGTTCTGGATGGGCCAGCGTGGTTTCTTTGGTTTCAACGGTAATACTGTGACAGAGATACCTTGCGATGTTCACGATTACGTCTTTGGCGACATCAACACAAGCCAGATCAGCAAGACATGGGCCTTGGCAAATGGTCAGTTTGGCGAAATCTGGTGGTTCTACTGTTCATCAGGCTCTAACGAGATTGATCGCTATGTGGCATACGATTACAAAGAGGGCCACTGGCTAATTGGCGATCTATCCCGCACATGCGGCGTTGAGCGCGGCGTGTTTACCTATCCCATGCTGATTGATGGTAGTGCGGTAGTTTATGACCATGAGCGCGGCTTGGCGCACAGTGGTGGGACAGTCTACGCTGAAAGCGGGCCAATCAGCATTGGCAACGGCGACAACATCATGCAAGTTACTGACCTCATCACTGACGAGCAGACGCAAGGCGATGTCAACGTAACGTTCAAAAGCCGTTTTTACCCGAATGACACTGAGTATACGCACGGGCCATACACTCCCTCAGACCCAACGTCTGTGCGGTTCTCAGGCCGTCAGGTGCGCATGAAAGTGGAAGGCCAGACACTGGCAAACTGGAAGGTCGGCACAATGCGCGTTGATGCTAAAGCGGGTGGGCGTAGGTAATGGCAGCACCCGTATTACCGCCAATCACGGACAACCTCAAAACGTGGGGTCGTGAGCTTACAACGTATTTGCAGCGTCAATTGCCGCGTTTGTACTTCAAAACGTCTACAGACAGCCCAGCGGAAAATGGCATTATTCTGTGGGACGAAACGAACAAGTATCCTGTTGTGTCCAAGGATGGCGCGTTTGTGCAGATCGTCTTAGAGGATGGTCAATACGCTGGCGCAGTCACGACAGACCAGACAGCGGCATCCACAAACACAGCGTATGCTTTAACGTACACCTCTAGCATTGCTGAGGGCGTAACAAATGGAACGCCTGCAAGTCGCATTGTGTTCGCTGAAGCTGGTCAATACATGATTAGCTTTTCTGCGCAGATTGCGTCAACGTCCAGCAGCACAGTGAACTTCTGGTTTTGGCCTCGTATCAACGGGGTAGATGTCACGGGATCAACGATGAAAAACGCGCTGCACCAAAACGGTTCGGTGCTGGTTGTGTCACGCTCTGCGATTTTTGATGTAAGTGCCAATGATTATTTAGAGGCTATGTGGGCAGTAGATAGCACAAGCGGGTTTTTAGATGCCACGGCTGCAACTGCATTTGCGCCTGCCGCGCCTGCGTCAAC